GTATCCCAGCGCCACGTAGTCGCCCAGCGCCACGTAGTCGCCCCGCGCTGCAGGATTATGGTGGCTGTAGGTCCAAAGATTACAGAGGCTCGGCCACTTCTGAAAGACAGCTCCTTCCGGCAAAAAATTTGGGAGAATTGTAGATACACTGGAAAGAAATCAACGTATTTGTTTATTATACGCGTAAATATTGTAAAATCTAACTCGCAGGGAGTCCAGGTTAATTATAACGAGCCCGTGAGCATAAACCCAGTGATTTATAAGGGTATATATTACGAACGCGTTGCGAGTAAATTATTTTTAATGAAAAATCTACTATTTCTTTCGATTTCGCTGACTATTGGACAACACTTGTAGCTATACACGTCAGCCAAACAACGTATAATATAATTAGGGAGGTGATTTATGATGGGAGACCAGGAACTTATGCGCCCCGGCGGCGAGGAGACGCCTCAACTTATGGTGCATTGTCCAAGATGTGGTCAGTACAAACCAGCTCATCATATTGACAAGCACCTCTGCATTGACTGTGCGAATGCCGAGAATACGCGTGTGACCTACTATAGGCAACACCAGGACGATTGGATAGCGAATGCCAAGGAGAATGGTATTGACCTTTGGATGCAGCAGCCCGGCGAGACACAGTGGGAGTTCACAGTCTGGACGGCTTATAGAGACTCATATCCTGGAAAGAAGCCTACGTATGGTGATGTAGCTCGTCAGCTTAATACTACCTACAACTCTGTCAAGAAGATTGCACAGCGTTGGTCATTCCAGTTGCGTATGCAGGCTTGGATGAAGTATTGCGATGACATCACGCTACAGCAGCGCAGGCAAGAGATTCTTGATATGAATAAGGAGCATGTAGATATGGCGGCCAAGCTGAGAGCGAAGCTCAGCACTGCTATTGACATGCTTGACCCGACAACTCTTAAGCCTGGAGAGATTGTATCACTCGCTAAGTTATCTGCTGACATGGAGCGCAAGGCACGTGTTGACACCATTGCTCAAGAAGAACTTATACGTGATTCTATGACTGACACTGAAAATCCAGATTTGAAGAAAAGTCCTACTAAGCAGACAGACTTAAGTGAGGTAGTCGGAATACTCCTGAAGGCAGGGGCCCTTGGTGACATCACACAGATTGGTGTTCGCCAGACCAAGACAACCGAAGTCGCACTTGTAGATAAGGACGGTAACTCGTCCAGTGTGACAATGGATGATGAGTAAAGAGAGGCAAAGATTTATGGGCAAGAGTCGTAACACAAGGATGTACGGCACCTATCCATCTGAGACCTTCAAAGAGAACGGCCAGTTGTATCGTCGCTGTGTATTCTGTGGTGAGGTAAAGCCTATTACAGACTTTCCTCGTAATGGTACAGACAAGAATGGCCGTCCTGAATGGCGACAGGATTGTAAGTGTTGTTACAACATCCGTAGGAAAGAAAACAGAACAAAGAAAAAGCATTCGGACTTTATTGGTGGTCAGAAGCGCCGTGGTGAGGAGAATCCAGAGTTCACTCATCAGGAATGGAAGGAAGCATTGATTTTCTTCGGAGGTGAGTGTGCTTATTGTGGATGCACACCACGTAAAGGTCAAAGGTTGACACGTGACCATCTTGAACCTGTTAGTGAAGGTGGACGTACTATTCAGAGTAACATCGTACCGGCATGCCAGTCATGCAACAGTTCTAAAGGGGCTGAAGATTTTAAGGACTGGTTTATGAAACAGCCATTCTTTAGTCAAGAGAGACTTAATCGGATATTTAAGTGGCGCACGATTATTAAACAGGTAGAAGGAGGTGTTAAAAATGATTAGTCTTACAGTTGAAAGCCTGTCTCAGTTAACGGTTGCAATTGGCGCACTGGCGTTTGTTGTATCTGTTATCACAGAAGTAATCAAAGGCATTGGTGTATTCAAGAAGATTCCTACTGACATTGTAGTTATCATCTTGTCCATGGTTCTTACTGTTGTAGCATTCTTTGCTTATGTACAGTATGCATCACTAGTAGTTACCTGGTATCTGGTTGTTGCTGCAGTTATTGGTGGTTTCTTTGTAGCATTTATTGCTATGTATGGCTGGAGCAAGCTCAGCGAGCTTTGGACACGTTTCAATCCAGATAATAAAGAGTAAGGAGGTTATGGGTCATGAGTATAGACTTGAATGGAATTGACCTGCAACAGTTGCAGAGTGCATTAACGCCACGTCTGACTAAGTATATCCCTTATGACCCTACTCCTAAGCAGCGCGCTTTTTTACTGATGAATGATACGAAAGAAATATTGTATGGTGGAGCAGCTGGTGGTGGTAAGTCGGTCGCACAGCTAATGGCTGCATTGCAGTATGTAGATATACCTGGTTACTCTGCTATACTATTTCGTAAAACGTATGCTGACTTATCATTGCCAGGTGCACTTATTGATATGTCAAAGCAATGGCTGATGCCGTTTGTTGAGAGTAAGGAGGTTAAGTGGTCTGAAAAAGAAAAGCAATATATTTTTCCTTCAGGTGCCACGCTGAACTTTGGCTATCTTGAGTCAGCTAATGATTGTTATCGTTACCAAGGTGCTGAATTTCAGTATATAGGAATGGACGAGGTTACACATATAGACCCTGTTAACTACAGGTACCTATTCTCACGTTTACGTAAGCCAAAGACATTGCAAGTACCTTTAAGATTTAGAGCTACAGCAAACCCTGGTGGACAATTTGGTGAGTATTATTACCAAAGATTTTTTGTTGAGGGTAAAGACGCTGGGCGTATCTTTATTGGAGCTGGTATCGATGATAACCCTTATCTTGATGCTGAGGCTTACAAAGAATCACTCGCAGAGCTTGACCCAATTGAACGTGAGCGCTTGCTTAATGGTAACTGGGAAATTAAAGCTTCCGGTGATATGCTTAATAGGCATTGGTTCACAATAGTGCCAAAGTCTGAAGTTCCTGCTGCTGCTAAGAGAGTAAGATACTGGGATATGGCATCTACTGACCCAGCTAAGAGAAAAGGCAAGAACAAACGTGAGCCTGACTGGACAGTAGGTTTTAAGCTAGCACACTATCAAGGCATGTACTGGATAGAGGACATTATAAGAGAACAAAAGATGCCTGGCGACTTGGAGAAGCTTGTAGGTGAGACTGCTCATGCTGATGGTTATGATGTTGCAATACGAATGGAGAAAGAACCTGGTTCGTCAGGTGATATTACCATAGACCATTATGCACGACATATACTACAGGGATATGATTTTCTTGGCGTATCCTCTACAGGCTCTAAGGTTGAAAGGGCTAGAACAGCATCAGCGGCAGCACAAAGAGGTAATGTGCACATTGTACAAGGATGTAGAAATATTCTACCTTTTCTTGATGAGGCTGATTTGTTTCCTTATGGTATTCATGATGATACAATAGACGGCTTCTCTGGAGCTTTCAATTACTTTAGAGGGCCTACACTTATTAGAATTCCATCTGGTATAAAGAAAACCGGTGGTTCTTACTGGACAAAATTTAGGAGGTGATATAAATGCAAAATGGTAAAAAGCCTGTTAACTTTAAGCAATTAGGTACTACAGGTCTTAAACGATATGGTCCGTATGTATACGAGGAGTTCCTACCTGAATTACGTTGGCCATACGCCGGTAAAATATACCAAGAAATGGCTGATAATGACCCAGTTATTGGCGCTATTTTGTACTTAGCTGAAATGCTTATTAGAGGAACTACGTGGACTGTAGAACCTGCTAGTACATCTGCAGAAGATGTAGAGGCTGCTAAGTTTCTTGAAAGCTGCATGAATGATATGGATATGTCCTGGGCAAATACCATATCTGAAATTTTGTCTATGCTTACGTATGGATTCAGCTTTCATGAAATTGTATATAAGGTTAGACGTGGACCAAATGAAGTAAGTCCTAGATACAAAAGTAAATACTCTGATGGACGTATTGGTTGGAGACGCTTGCCTATTAGAGCACAGACATCGTTGCATGAATGGAAATTCAATGACGAAGGTGACATTATTGCATTTGTTCAGATGGCTGAGCCTGATTTCAAGCTTATAACGATTCCTATGTCAAAAGGTCTACTGTTCAGAACAAGAGTTAGTAGAGACAATCCTGAAGGTAAATCTTTACTGCGTAATG